CCCTTCTCTTGCAGAATCACCTACAGATTGAAAGAATTCACCACCATCAAACGCATTCATAAAATTATCTAACATTACATCACCAACACCTACATCTTTAGTATCGTATTCTACTGTAACTGCATCCTTGACATTATTTGGAAAGTATAGTGCAATAGTACAACCTTTATGACTAAATGACGATGATGTTAATTTCTTTTTATCTAATCCATCAAATGGCATATCCCAAAATGCATCATCATAGTCGTTATCAACAAGTATAGAACCACCATGACTTGAACCAGTGTTTTCATGAACATTACCTACCATGTATTTACTATCTATTGCTCTAGGTATGGTTCTAAATATAATCCAGTTATCCACATATCTATCGTCACTTGTTGGAAATCTCATTATGGTTCTATCTGCTGGTGTGGATTGTGCTAATTCTCTATCTGATTCACCAATTGCAGAGTCTATTGATTTAATTTTCTTTCTTCTATTTTCTGCATTGATAGCTGCCTCTTCTGTTATTGAACTTGGTATATTAGATATATTGATACCAGTTTTCATTGCAATTAGGTCATCTAATGCACCAGCTATTTTTGAGTTGAATGATTTTTGTCTAGCTCCAATTGCAGAGTTTAAATCTTCTTTAATTGAACCAAGTATTCTGGATTTAAGGTTTTTGAAAAATTTCATATAAATACTCTTGTAAGTTTATTATGTTACTAAGGTATTTATATGAGTTACAAGGGAAGATTCAAACCAAAAGAGTATAAAAAGTATAAAGGTGACCCAACTAAGGTTGTATATCGTTCTATGTGGGAACTTAGATTCATGAAATATTGTGACTCAAATCCTTCGATATTAGAATGGTCTAGTGAAGAAATAGTGATACCATATCGTAGTCTAGACAATAAAATACATCGATATTACCCAGACTTCTGGATTAAATATAAAAATGCAGAAGGTAATATTAAGTGTGAGGTTATAGAAGTTAAACCAAAAGCACAATGTAGAAAACCTACCAAGAAAAATAAACACTATGGTAAATATATTCGTGAAGCACGAACCTATGCAATCAATCAATTAAAATGGGAAGCTGCACGAGAATATTGTGCAGATAGAAACTACGACTTTAGAATATTAACAGAAGACCATTTAAAGAAATAAAAAAAACCCACCATAAAGGTGGGTTTTTCCGACTCACTTACATCCATCCAATACCTAATAAGCAGTGTTCAAGTTCGTCTATTTGTTTACCAAATGGTGGGGGCTCCTTCTCCACCAATTCTTGCGCTACCCTCTTTAGTAAACAAAATAATGACAATGGTTCTTATGATAGCAATTGTCTAAAAAAGGTGAAGTTCATTAATGACTACTCGGTGTTTGCAACCACTGTTTCATCACCACCTTGAGCGAGATTTCGTATTCCCTACTAACTGTTAGACGACTATACCCTCTTATTCTCCAAGAATCTAACAAGTACCAGACACCAATTGTTTTCAACTCACATCCATACACTTACCATCATACTCTAACTCAGGCCTTCTTTCTACGCTCGGATTCTGTATAGGTTTCCGACTATCTGTCTGTTGCACGCTTGAGTCTCATCTCTTGTTTTTACAACAAACAGTCAACACGCCTCCATCTTGTATTCGTATATCACCACTACTAAAGTTAGGAAAGTCATCACTGACCCCAACAGGAATTCAATAAAATCTGATTTTTTTACCACCAGATGCCCTCGTTAGTTAACCATGTTTAGTCCCCTTTTTTCGCGTTAAATACCTTCGTTTGTTATGTCTCCCAGTATTGATACAGTATCAACCCACCGAACTTTCAATGTGCGTAAACTCTACCTTGTCAGATTAACAAGGTCAACGAATCTAGCATCCATATGGTACTCGTTCTCTTTTACAATGTCCCTTAGTGGTAAGATATCTTACAATCCTCACTCTTTAACTAGAGGATGGACAAAGTTGTGTAATGGTTGAATCAAGGTAGTGAAGTAGTTACTGGTTATATTGATTGTCACTAGGGACATTCTCACCACATGCTTACTCACATGACTCTACGATTTACGATAAGTCTTATGCTCTGTCTCAAATGTATAACTTCAATAGCTACACCCAATTGACATTTCAAGAGATACACACCACTTCTCCACTGCACCCTCGGTAACAGACAGGATTCGAACCTGTGACCTCTCAAGACTTTTGAACTTCGTGAACTGTTTCTAATGATTAAGAACCTTTTCAGTGTCATCTGGACTAAACCTTAATCAAGTAGGATTTTCTCTAATTTTTACAAGTCCGAATCCTCAAGTACTTGGTAATTCCTAATTACAGTAGTATTATATAAAAAAATGCACCTACCTGTCAACTAAAATAATAAAAAAACTATACTTTTTTTTCTATGGTAATAAGTGGTATAAATAACTATATGGCAGGTAAACTATTTGATAAGTTAGAAAGAGAAGCCTTTCGAGGTGGTATCCAAGCAAGAACTAAAGAGTCTATGAGATGGTTTAGGACTCGTGTTGCATCTATAAAAACAGTTAATCGTAAAGAACTACAAGCAGATGCAAGACAAAGAGCAAGACCTATATTTGGTGATATGTACATGATGATGTACGACCCAAAACATAAAAGGACATTACCATACTACGATAGATTCCCTTTAGTAATACCTATAGAACCAGCAAAAGGTGGTTTCTTAGGATTAAACTTACATTATCTACCACATAGTCTTAGAGCTGCGTTTTTAGACCAGTTGTATGACAGAACAACGAATGAAAAATATGATAACACTACTAGATTCAAAATTACATATCAGTTGTTAAAAGGAATGTCTGGTAAAAAATACTTCAAACCATGTGTTAAACATTACTTAACAAGTCACATAAGGAGTAGGTTTGCAATAGTAGATAGTGCAGACTGGGAAATTGCAATATTTTTACCAACAGAATCATTCAGAAAATCTAGCATGGATGCAGTATGGAAAGAAAGTAGGAAACAAATTGTATGAGAATAGACAGATTTAAAGCACAAATAGACGATTTACAAAGACTAAACAGATATAATGTTGCAATGTTTGGTACTGGTTCTGCAAATAGTGGTCTTGCAGTTCGAGGTATAAGATGTGAAACTGCAAATATGCCAGGCAGAGGATTCTTTACAGTAGAGGAATCAGAGTATGGGCCTAAAAGAGTTATACCACATAAACCACAATACGACCAATTTGATTGTTCATTCTATTTAACTAATGACCAAGAAGATAGAGAATTGATTGAACTATGGCAAGGAACTATGAATACCTTTGCTGATGGTAGTGAAAGGTCAAAGGGAGACTCAAAAAAAGAATTTGGGTCTGGTGGTAAAGGTATGTTCCACTCAAGATTTCATGACGAATACACTGGAGTAATTTATCTAGAACAGTTAGATAAATATGATAATGTTAATTATCGTTGCATAATGGTAGATGCATTCCCAGTACAACTTGCACAAATGTCGTTTGGTTATGCAAGTTCAGATATTGCAAAATTCAATGCACAGTTTAGATATAGATACTGGCATAGTGAATTTACGAATTCAAAACCATCTAATTTATTGATTGGTTTTATGGATAAATACTTATCTAAGGTAAGTAATAGAATAAAAGGTAAAATCGAAGATGCAGTCTTTGGATAATGATAGGAGTATATTATGGGATTACCTAAACTTGATACTGTCGAGTATTTCTTACAATTACCTATATCAAAAGCAGAGGTAAAGTACAGACCTTTCAATGTAAAGGAACAAAAAGTACTATTACAAGCAATAGAAGAAGCTAATTCAAAAGCAATTTCTAATGCACTCATTAGTTTGATAAAGGCATGTGCTGAAGTACAAGATGATAATTATAAAATTGAACAACTTAGTAATACAGATTTAGAATGGATTTTTATTCATTTAAGAAAGAAATCTGTAGGTGAGTCAACTCAAATACGAGTACTATGTACAGACGAAAGTTGTGATGGAATGTCTACTGTTGATATAGACTTTGACGAAATCAAAGTAGTTGGTGAAGTCAAAGATAATGTCGTACAGTTGACAGAAAATGTTGGAGTTAAATTAAGAATTCCAGGCTTTTACGATGTACAAGAAATACTTGGAGATATGGAAAATAAGTTTGATTCAAACAATATGTTCCAAGTCTTAAACAAATGTATTGTTCAGATATTTGACCAAGACAATGTTTATGATACTAAAGAGTTTACTCAAAAAGAAATTGATGAATTTATTGATGAATTGTCAGTAGAACAATTCAACAAAGTAATGAATTGGTTTGGTGATGTTCCTAAGTTAGTATATGAAACAGAGTTTTCATGTGAAAAATGTGGTACGAAACAACAACAAGTTCTAGAAGGACTTCAAAATTTTTTCGTATAGCCCTTTCTCATGAGACACTAGCAAATTATATACAAACTAACTTTGGTTTAATACAACACCACAATTGGTCACTGACAGAACTTGAAAATATGATGCCGTGGGAAAGGGAGATATATGTCTCTCTTCTATTACAACACTTGGAAGACCAAGAGTTGGAGATGAAACAAGCAAGAAATAGATAAAAAGGAGAACATCATGAGTGATAGAGATAGATTCAGTGGTGATATGAGTCGTAATGAAGTTGAAATAGACTTAAGTAAGTTTATGGAGATGGTAACTGAAAACAACGAACTCAAACAAAAAATCTTTGAACTAGAACATGACGATAAGAAAAACCCATATCAGAAATGGATACACCTTGCAAGAGGTGTTGATGCATGGAGAATATGGCCTCGTGCATTTTTAAGTGTGTACATTTTCTTAATTTACTTCGTGGTAATGTGGTTTATAGATTTAGAAGCACCGACTATGGAACAGT